GCACGGAAAAGCCGGAGCTTTAAGCCAAAAGAACGAAATCCCAGCACCAACTCCACAGGATTGGTTCCCAGAAAAGTTTCTGAAATCAGAAGATGGATCATATTCTGCAAACAAGAGTGAATTAAAACGATACAAATCTGTAATCCTGGAGAATGATCCATATGCGGCATCGCAGGTGGAACAATTGACCGGACGGGCAGTTGCTGACTTTTATTATGCCAAGAAGGAGGAAGACTCCCAGATGCTCGAACGATTAAATCAGCTTCAAGCAGAAGGAAGGACGCATCTTCATGACCCTGAGGTTTATGATTGGTTTGTCCGCAGGGGTATGGAGAAGACTCAGGACATCACCTTGGGCCAAGCGATTGACGCTGGTTGGGATATATTAGGACAAGTTTGGCAAGGGTTGGTTGGCTCGGAAGATGGTTCTGGGATTATCAAGGAATTCGGAGATACAGTATTCAAAGACGATGCTGCTGAGTATCAAGAGTTTGATGAACTGGTTGGAGAGTCATTCCGGGCATTGGGTTCTGACTACCAACTCCTGAGTGAAAATGCAGGCGGATACTTCTTGGATCTTATTGAAAAGGCGGATGACAAGGATAGTCCTGAAGCTCAGGAGTTGTATCGAAAAGCGAAATCTGAGCGAAATCGTAAGTTCCAGCTCAGGGCATTATCAAACCAAGCAGTTTACGCAAGGGCATCCCAGTCATTGGCATTGAGTCAGGGGAAGAATCCCCAGCAGATGCAGAAGAATATTCTAACTGGTACATTTACTTTTGATCCGATGAACTTCGTTCCTATGGGAGGTGTATCAAAAAAAGGTGCAGAGGCGACTCTTAGGGCTGGAGTGAATACACTAAATGATGGTGCATTGAAGACTGCGAAGATTGCTGCTGACGAAGCATCGAAAGCTATTTCAGATGCACAAAAGGTGTTGATCGATGCAAAGAAAGCGGGGGATGGTGCTGCGATCCAATCTGCCAAAAAGACTTATGATGACGCTTTGAAGCAATACGATAATGCTGAGAAGGCGTTAAAGGAGGCATCGACTAAGGTTGATAATATCTACCAGGAGTTATTGGAAGCAGGCATGCCAAAACTTTCGGGAAAAGCACTGGAGATGATGGGAGCCGCCGGAGAGTGGATCATGAAGAAAGGCGATGAGGCTTTAGATAATATCGCAGTTAAGATCGCCCCAGGCATGGCAGATGACACAAGACGATTGCTTGAAGGCGGAGTAAAAGTCGGTGTTGCTGCTACGTTAGGAGGGGCAAGCCTCGGAACTGTAGGTGCAGTCGTCGGAGGCGTATTGTTAGGAAGTCCAGTAGCAAGAGCACTTGCAAGAGATATGCGGTTAATGGGATCACATATTGCACTTGGAGCAAGACTTCAGCCTCTACACCGAGCATTGCAAGCGACCACTGATGCAGGAGGAAATGTAATTTCTCCTGCTTCCTTTGGAACAAGAGTAGCGGCAAGAGGGTACGAGGCGGCATTTCCCTTTGTAGATCCAGTCGCCAGACTCGGAAGTCGAGTTGTTAAAGGAGTTGCCTCCGTGCAAACGGCGGAGGCGATGGCAATCCAGTCCGCTATCGGTTATTTGGGATCAGGAGGCACTTGGCAAGGTGCAGTGACTGGAGCGACAATGGGTTTTGGCATGGCAGGGTCTTTTGGTGCTGCTGGAGCACTTACGCCTTTTGGAAGTCAGAAACAGGTCAATCAATTGGCAGCAACGAATGCTAGGCATTACCGTGATATGTTAAAAGGCACTCCTACTGGCGACGAGTTTGCAAAGCTACCATTTGAGGATCAGAAAGCAATAGCATGGGCTATGGGCGGTTTCACAGATACCGCACTCAAGATTATCAATGACCCAAATGCACCTGCTGGAGCGTATAACCCAGCAAGGAATGAGATCAACATCAATACAGGGCGAAGAGAGTGGACTAAGGAGTTTGCCAGAAATGTAGCGAAACATGAACACTCTCATTACATCGCAAGGCATGTTGGTGTCCGTGAGAAAATCCTGAAGACTTTGTTGGCGGATGACTTCTCTCTCCAGTCAGGAATCTTTGCTAAGAAGGGGAAAGATGGTAAAGCACTGTATAAGCTAGACCGTGATACTATCCGGGAGATCATGCGTAAAAATACGCAAGGTAAGTCTGTCGATGAGGTAATGCAGGAACTTGGATTGTCCAGGGAAGCTGTTGAGTCACTTGGTCAGGTGTTGACTGTCGGTGATCGTCGTAGAAATGACGTTTACATTGAAACCACTGATGACTTTAAGGACATCACCAATACATATTTGTCAAAACTGGCGGCATCCAACCCCTTTGCCGCCATTGATTTAATCAACAAAGGTGAGAGGTATGTACAGGAGTACATTGCTGAAGAGATTTTTGCAGAACAGGGGGCAGCAGAAATTGCTAACTACACTCCAGCTTATGCGAAAAGCTTTCGACGAGCTGCATGGAGAAAAGATTTGGATGCAGCTCTAAGCAACCCCAGGTTCTCAGGCAGGAAAGCAAGTGTGCTGGGGAGAATTGGTGCATTATTTGGATCTGACCAAAAGATCAACTCTTCTATATTGGGTGCATTTGACTCCATTCCTGAGTTTAAGGAAATATTTGACGGATACAATCACTCCAGGTCAATGAACCGTGACATGCAATTGGCCGAATCCAATGCAGACGGGTTAGCACCTTCGGAGATACTTGATCCAAGAGACTGGGATGCGTCAGTCAGCACTCCATCCACTGAGTCCTTGAAGGCATGGGTCGCCAACGGGATGCTGGATGTAGATCCAAAGACTGGAGTCCCTAAAGGTATTGAAGTTCAGGCAGATGGAAGCTGGAGAGTCCGAGATCCAAACCTTATTCGTCAATCTGCGAAAAATGCCGATAAGGCAGCAAAGGAGTTTGGTAGTGAGATAAAGGATTGGCTCGAAGATAACACGCAGCCTCCGAAGTCTGCCCAAGAGATTAAAGACTCTATCGACAGTCAGGCTCCCCCTCGATCTCAGGCTGAAAAGGATGCTCTGGATGAAGTGAAGAAGAAGATTGATGGAGGGGTGAAGCAGGATATCGAGAAGGAGATCCGGGTTCAAAAGTCTCAGTCCGTCCAGGCAACCAAGGACTACCTTGATGATGTTAGTCAAATTATCGACGACAACATGGCCGATGATGATGTCGTTGCTCCACGGACTACCATTGATGGCCGAACTATTATTGCAGGCAGATACCTTCCTGAAGACCTACTGACACACCTTGAAAAGTCTGGGAGGTTTAACCCTCATCAATTACAGAACCTCCGCAATTTGAACCAGTATTTGAAGGATGGACTACATGCCACTCCGATTACGGTGATGTACCAATCCACGATGCGAGCTGGGAAAGCAAAGCCTATTGCTGCTGCGGAAAAGACTGTCTATGTAACTGGGTTTGAGGTTACTCAGCAAGGAAACTTTATTTACCGCATTTGGAACATTGACAAAATCATGACCAATGGGGCTAAGAAGATGAACTCCAAGATTGGTAAACAGCTTTACAATGGTGATATTGGGCAGTTCAATCAGGATGTCTACACTTACTTCAATAACTACGCAAAAGGACTTCCTGGAGCTACTGGATTGAGTGCGACCAAGCGAGATTTCATCCGCAAAGCCATTGGTCTTGCTGACCCTAACACATCCTCTAACTCTGGAAGGACTCCAAACCCATACGCTTGGAATGTCCAGCCGTTAAAAGACGCAAAGGATACAGCGTTAAACTCCTATAGACTTGATCGCACAAATTGGATTGACCTTGGGAACCCAAGGATGAAGAAACCGCTGGATGCTCCATTGACATCAAGGGAAGGACCAAATCCAGGTAGTTACCAGCGGATCAGGGAGAATTACCACCCTGGCGACATAGACTACCTTGACGCAGTGGAGTCTGGTGACATGGAGACTGCTCAGAAGATGGTGGATGAGGCTGCGAAGAAGGCGGGATGGACTGTATTGGCATGGCATGGCACTACGCAGGGAGCGTTAAAAGGAAACAAGTTTGATCCCAGTAAACAGCAAAGAGGCTTCATTACTTCCGCAGGGTATTTCACAACAGATAAGCGAGCGGCAGCAGGGTACGCAACCTCTGGAGGGGCGGGACATTACCCAAAAGGCAGCAAAGAAAGGAAGGCTCTCGAAGGAGGGGAAAGGCCGTACGACCCTTCACTATATAGAGTTTACTTAAAAGGCGACTGGTGGAAGGGTGATATTGATACAGATGCTCTAGTTGAGGCAGTGAACACTGTAAACAACAAAGGTATTGCCGATGAGTTTGATTTAGAGTGGACCTCGACATGGGATGATAAGGAAGGGTATGCCAGTCGTACTGACAGTTACCCAGACGTAGTCTTTGATACTCCAGAGGAATGGTTAAGGGACTTTGTCGAGAAAGGTGAGTTTGATTCGTACGTAGGAAACGATACGGATGCTATTGGTTCTGAGTCACCTATTGCATTTGTCTTTTCTAATTGGGAAGTTGGTAAAGAATATCTGAATATAACAAAAAAAGATGGAGTTACTTACTTTGATAAGGAAACAACCGAAGTTGATGCGTTTTCCGATAATGCAACTACTTATGTCCCCACGAATCCCAACCAGATCAAATCCGCCGACCCCGTGACTTATGATGATGCTGGTAGCGTCATTCCGTTGAGTGAGCGATTCAACCCCAAGAGCGACGATATCCGCTATCACCCAGGCACTGACTCCGACTACCTAAAAGCAGTGGAGTCTGGAGACACTGAGACTGCTCAGAAGATGGTAGACGAGGCTGCGAAGGCTGCGGGGTATAAAGTTGTTTACCATGGGACGACCAAAAAGGGATATACCAATATATGGAAGTCAGGAAAACTGAAACCAGATGCAGAACCAGCAGTTTATGTCACCACCGATTCAGAAGGTGGTGGTTATGGAGATGGCACTGTTCTCCGAATTGGAATTAAAGAAGGTCGATTGGAAATCGATGATGAATTCCCAGGCGGAAGAGAAGATTATCGTGTGGAGGTGGGTTACCAGGGAGAGATTCAAATCAAATCCGCCGACCCCGTCACCTACGATGATGCTGGTAACGTCATCCCGCTCTCCGAGCGATTCAACCCGAAGAGTGACGATATTCGCTTCTTCCCTGGACTCGATGACGAATCCACCAAACGTGCAGGCTTCAACTTCACTGCAGTCTCCGATCGTATTCCTGTCATCCGTGACCTCTACGCGAAGAAAGACTGGGAAGGACTCAGGGAGATCAATCGATCACTTATCTCCCACGCCCTGGCTGACATCCCCAGAAGTAAACTCAAAGTAACCACAGAGGATATCCATGGTGTCTGGATGGGCGAAACTGAGCCCACCATCCGCGTGGAAGTGGAAGCTGCAGATGACGCCACTCTTGATCAGGCTCGTCGCCGCATCAACGCCCTGGGTGCCATCTTCGATCAGGATGAGGTCCACGAATTTCAGAGGGCGAGCATGGGTGACAATGATCAATTTGGGGTAACTCCAGGGGCAGTAGATCAATTCCAACCCTTCGCCCGTATCTTTGTAGAGGATCCATCCAATCCAGGAAGAAAACTTGACTGGAGCGAACTGGAACCTTATCGTGCTCAAACTGATCTTCTAGGAGCCTCATTTGATGGAAACGAAATTTTTGTTTACGGAGTTGATGGTAACGAGAAGGTATTTCTCCAAAATGTAAAAAAACTTGAGCAACTGATCCAAAATGGGAACCTTAGCCGAATTCAAAAAACTTCTGAATACGGAGCAATCCGTCTTAGGAGGGCCAGCAGGGATATGGGTAGACCCGAAACCCGAGGATACCAAGAAAGTGCATTTTCGGATGGTCCAGTATCCCAAGAAGGACAACCAGGCGATAAAGGACTCCGCTCCGACCTCGCCCTCCGAGTCTTAAAGTTTACAGGGGGACGCATCCTCTCACCCAAAGACGCCAAGCGATCCCTCTTCGTAGGGAAAGATCTCACTCCCGAGCAGGTCGAGCTCCAGATCAAGATCGCTGACCACTACGAACAGGCTCCAGTCAATGACATGGACCGCCCGATTGTGCAACGTGCTTACCGAGCTCTCCAGAAAGAACTCGTGGATCAATATAAGGCAATCGTCGAAGGGATGGAGATCATTGGAGTCCCCTGGAGACGCAAAAAGGACGGAGAGTGGATTGAGGGTGATATCTACCCAAGTTCCAAGGAAGCAGTCCGAGATATCCGCCAGAACAATCGGATGGAATACCTCCTAACCGACCCCGATGCATTTGGACCCCAGGGAGAAGACTTCTCAGGACACCCACTCCTGGAAGACTCTGGAATTGAAGTCATGCTCCAGGATGCGGAAACCGGAGAGCTCCGGCCCTACTCCGCCAATTACAACGATATTCTCCGAGTCGTCCATGACGTCATCGCTCACGGACTTTATACTGACCAATTTGGCCCTATCGGAGAAGAGGGAGCCTACCGCACTCACGCCGTTGTCACTCAGGATCCATTTGCCATTTGGACATTGGCTAACGAGACACGGAATCAAAACTCCTGGGTCAACTACGGTCCCCAGGTACGTGGCAAAGATGGCCAGCTTATCAAGAAAGGTGAACCCGGGTTCCGGTCGATCCCTGAACGCGAATTTGCTGAACAGAAAGCCATTCTCCTTCCAGTCGATGACCTCCTGACCGGAGTCCCTGAAATCGATCAGAAAGTTGAATCCCTCAGGGCAATGCTTACTCCAGAGGAAGCAATGGGCAGTTTGGCTGAATCAAGTCAGGTCCGATACTACCCTGGCACTGATGATGATGCTATTAGGACTTCAAGTAAGAATATTCTTACGAATCAATCCTCAAAAGGAACAGTAAATGAAATTGGAGAGGCAGCTACAATCTTCAAGGAGTCCTTCATTGAGCAATTTGGTGAAGTAATGACTGCAAAAGATATGGGGGATGATCAAATAAAGTGGCTGGCAGATCAATTAGTGCAGGAAGCTTTAGTAGAATTCGATAAAGTTGATAATGCAGTAGATTGGTACACAACTGCTGTAGAAGGTATGCTTAAGAAAGCTGAAACTTTGTTTCCAGAAATCTCTGATCGTGGAATTGATTATCATACATTCCTAGCTGCAGTTGCGATCACATCCCAGAATCTTGCGGTACGCGACAACCTTGCATATGCAGTCGGTCAGTACGAGTACCGCAAGAAGAATGGTGTCTTTAATTACAAGGAAGATGTTGGAAGTAAGGCTGAAGCGATTCGTGGAAATTTAAAACTTTTCGATAGACTTATCAAAGAGCTAGGAGAAGAGGATTATATTCAATTTACCCAGAGAGATTTCACAATAAAAGAGTTATCAAGCGACCTATCAGAAGTCTTGGGCAAGAAAGTAAATATAGCAGGCTATCAATCAGACTCAGTAAAAGGATCTGCGGCATTCGGTCCAAAGATTGGCCAGGGATTTCTCCAGAATCTCTTGGGCAACTATGACCCTGTAACTGTAGATCTCTGGTTGCGAAGAACATTTGGTCGCTTAACTGGCGATGCCATTCGGAAAGAATTAACTGTCCAGGATATTGGAAGGTTAGTCTTTGCGTTTAAAAATAGAAGTAATCGAGGTAAGTTTAAATTACCGGAAGACATCAATCTGCCAGATTACCTGAAAGGACTTCGACTTGAGGGCTCAGTCACTAAAAGAGGTTCTCAGCATAAGATCACTGGATCCGCATTTAGTCGTCTATTTAACCCCAAAACAAAAGAAGGTGCTGCAAGACAAGAAGAACTTCGCCAATTAGGAAAAGTATTAAATTCTGCATGGGAAAGCACGTATAAACGGGAGGTTCCAAAGCTTGGAAAAGAAGAAGTAGGCAAACGAAAGCCATATTGGGCTTATATTGGAAGCACCTTGAACGGGAAATTTAAACCAGTTGACGCCCCATCAAACTTGGAACGAAAGGTTATTACACAAGCGTTTGAGATTGTTCGGAAGCGTCTCAAAGAGGAACATGATCTTGACTTCACTAACGCAGATCTTCAAGCTCTCCTTTGGTATCCAGAAAAGGATATATGGGGTCACCTCACTGGCGAAAGTGCCGACTCCTTAAAGGAAGACTATTCAACTGCAATGGAGGCAATTCTCAATGAGCGAAACAGAGCCACAGGAACTGAATGAAGTACTGCTTGAAATGACTGATGAGCAGTTAGGTCAATTTGCATCCAAGATTAAAGAGAAACTCGCAAAGGACCGCGAAAATAATCAGGAATCAAAAAAGATTCCTAAGTACTAAAAAGCCCCGACTCGGAGTGAGTCGAGGCCATTACGTCTAACTAGACGTCTAAATCATGTCTAAGCTATGACCTGTACCTGGTAGACGTTCACCTTCCCGGATTCGGACTTACCACGCACATTCACGTACCGGATTGAATCATCCTCCCCCATCAAGGAGAACCATTTCCCGATCAATAGGTTAGAGTGAGTGATGCCTACCTTGAACTGCTGACAAGTATCCCGGAACTGTGCAGCGGTCCCTTCCCAGTAACGAACGCCAGGATACTGCTCATGGAACTCTGAGCAGAAGGATTTGAGAGCCGCAAAGAACCCGAGGTTTGGAAGGAACCCTGGAAGTTCATCCTGGTGCAGTCGTGGAGGTTCTGGCTTGGTGACCAATTGCTGCTCAAGGAGCTTCTGGAGTTCTGCTTGTTCCGGAAGCGGAATTGGTAGAGTGAAAGTTTACGCCGCCTGTTTGAGGACACGGGCAACGGTGGTGCCGTGCCAGGTGCCACCCTTTGGAGAAGGTACACCCTCGCCATTAAGGATCTCAGCAATCCCACGAATGGAGACCTTCTCTTCACGGAGTCCAACAATCTTGGAAATGGTTTCCTGGTCATCGTAGGGTTTCTGACCACCACAGCGACCAGTCTGGGCCTTTACGTGAGCACGGGCAGAAGCCAGACGGGCAACAAGCTGACTTTTCTGGAACTCTGCCACTGCTCCGAGGACCTGGCGGATCAGGGTGCGGGTGGAGTCCCCTTCGATGTTGGTGAGTTCCACACCACTGGTGTCAAATACGGGAATGCCAGCATCTCTGAATTGGGCAAGGATGACCTCCCCTACCAGTAAATCCCGTGCGATACGGTCACTGGACTCCACCAGGATGGTGACGCCTTCCTCCACGCTCGCAATAAGGTCAGAGAGACCCTGGCGAGAAAATCCATCAGTGGTTCCACTTACACCTTCATCACTGAAGGTCTTAACAATCTTGTATCCATTCGCTTTTGCGAAGGCACGAATGTTTTCTTCCTGACGGGTTAATCCGTTCCCATCGATCTGCCCGATGGAGGAAACTCTTAAATAGGAAAATGCGATTTTCATGTACACGATAATCAGTAAGTTATGTGTACAGATCAACCTAAAAAACAGCATTGGGTTACTTTTTGGAGTAACCCGACCCTACTTATCCCTTTGATAGAAATGGATATCTTTGGTTTCCGGAGCCGAAAATCTGGGTTCGAGTCCCGGCGGGAGCACCAAGTCACTAATAGAGCGGGAAACCGCTTAAATAAAGGGATCAAGAAGGAGATAGTTGACGAATCGGGTTACTTTCAACAGGGTCAAGAGAGTCAAAAAGTACAAGAAAAAGTAACCCAAAAAGTAACCCAAGGGCATTTTTTGAGGGTTGGGTTACTTAATTTAGTAACCCAAATTCTATGACCAAAAAAATAAAAATTTACAGACTCCTTGATCGCTCGAAACAAAAACTTGGCAAGAAATGTTTCGGAGTTCGGGTCAAAGTGGATGGGGCAAAGCCATTCGCCAAATTCTTTTACACACAACTAGAAAGAGAAACGTGGGTTGATGAATGGAAGATTGAACGCGAAGAAGGCGTCTTTGAAGTTGTATCAAGCAAAGGCAATACAACCACACAAAGTCGTTCGCTCCACTGGGCTATTGATGAGTATTTGTCCTATGGAGAGAAAAAAGGCTGGAGGAGTCACACGATTCGCACCAGAAAGCATCGTTTGGGGGAATTAGGAAAGTTCTTTGGCGATGTAGGGATGAAGACCATTGAGCGGAAAGATGTCATCAAATTCATTGAGAAGTCAGCAGCCACCAATGTTCTCCGTAAGGCCTGGTGCAGTGACACAGTCTCCTTCTTTAATTGGTGTGGAAATGAAGACCAGGGGCGGACTTGGTTACCACCATACAAGTTTTCCAAGCTTCAATGGACCCGACTCGCCGAGGATGAGACTGGAGTTGGGATACTATATCCTGATGAAGCCGAGGATATACTAAATGGCATTTTACCAAAATACCGTGCAGGGATGGCGTTGGCTCTATTTGCCGGAATTCGCCCAATGGGGGAACTGGATCGTTTACGCTGGGATGATATTCACTTTCGCAGGCAACGTATCATTATTGAAGGGAAAGTATCAAAGACTCGGAGACGCCGGGTCCTATCAGACCTTCCTGAAAATCTATGGTCTTGGCTTGAAGCCTATAAAAAAGAAAAGGGTCCAGTGATCCATAGTTATTCCGGTTTCACCCAGGCCCGATACCGGGCTTGTAAGCGTCTCGGTATTAAATATCCACCAGATGGAGCCCGACACTCCTTTGCGAGTTATGGATACTGGCGTGGTGAAGAATGGTGCCGGAGGACGATGGGGCATACTGCGACCTCCGATGTCTTTCACCGGGTCTACGTGGATGCAGGTCCTAGTCAGGCTGAGTCAGAGGAATACTTTGGTATTCTGCCTTAGGTTCAAACTCTGGGCATCCATTAAGCACTCCCGCTCTACCTGCCTCCTGCCCAGTAAGTAACCTCTGCAAATTTGCCATTCCACGCCAAGCAACACGAGTCGCCTCCTGGATCTCTCGATCCTTGTTGGTGGCAATCTGGGATTCTGCAGCACCGATCAAGTGACGCATCAGAGCGTCTGGTTCGTCAGTGCTCTTTTCCATCGCCCAGTGCAGAGGTTGCCCAGGACTGTGCTGCTGGTTCCCTTGGTAGGATAGGTTTGCTACCGCCGCAATTGCATGGGGGAAGTACTTAATAAAACCTGAGTAGATGGGAAATTCTTTACGTTTGTCCGCGTCTTCAGGTAGGGCTGGTGGTAGTGCGTTCATAGCATCCTCGCGTTTGCGACCAGTCGTTTAGCTTCTGGTGTGTTTCCAGGAATAACGAATTTCAATTGCTTCTGTGCTGTATGCACTTGTTCTTTCGTGAGTCCAAGCCTTCGAAGGATTTCTTCAGGTGGCTTGCCGTTGTTGGTTCTACTTTTGTTCTTTCTCATTTTAGTTTCTTGGTTTGGATATTCAGGTACAGCGAGTCGAGCTTACTGTGGTTCCTGTAATAGGAAACATTCAGGCAACGAGAGGTAATCTCATATACTCCTGGTTTCACTCCCTGGAGAGCGAGAGAGACAGTGTCTAGTCCTACATTGATTGTGTCACCTTTGTTGAGTGACATGAATAGTTGACCCTGTTCTGAATCCACTCGAAGACACTCAGTGGTCTCAGTGCCAGGGAACTCGATGTTGATCTGGATGTTGTGGTATCTCATGCCTTATTTCGGATGTACGCTGGTCCAAACGCCAGTCTTGAGGTTAACGGTGATGTATCGATATCCACGTCTAACTGGATGGCAGTGAGACTTCCTTCTGGGTTTTGGGATTCTAGGACGAGAGGATGCTTTCATTTCTTTTTCTCTGGTGCTGGTGGTTGTTTACAAAGGTTCCAACAGACGCCCTTCTGGGCATGCTGGATGTAAATATGATTGGAAAGCTCGCCATCGACGTTCCGCATCCCTGCTTTGTTTCTACGCTTGCAGAGATCGAGTCGGAAGGTCCGTGGTTGGTCGTCTGGAGCTCGGACCTGACTCAGGTTGATCATCTCCCTACATGCATTCGGAATAATACTTGTGCCAAACCCTTGATAGGCCAGATCGGTGCCAGTGAGGGCATCCATCTTCCGGGAGTCTTTGACTGGTTTCCCTGTATGCTGGACTAGACCGATGATGGTGCCTGTATCCTTGGCAATAGGTAGGATCATTCTGGAAAGCCACTCGGTCATGTATTCCTGGTCAGAAAGATCACCACCGACATAATGCATTAGAGGATCGATCCAAAGAATGTCAGGCTCGTGTCGATCAATGGTGTACTCCAGAAGCTTGCCGAGATCCATCCCCACATGTTTCAGCACATTTCGAAAGATCAGCTTCTCCTGGAGCATTTCAATCTCAGGTCCACTCAATCCAATCCCCTCGGCTACACCTTGGAATTGTTCCGCTAAATCTCCATCATCATTTTCGTGTTGGATAATATAACTCTTGAGTGGATGGATAGGCTTGATTCCAAAGAAGTCGCGGCCCAGACCCCAATCCATTACTGCCTGCATCAGTAAGGTGGACTTCCCTACCCCAGTAGGCCCCACGAATCCAAAAACAGCACCTTTACAGAGCCAGCGGTTCCCAATGACATTATTAGGGTCATTTTGAACATCATACTTGATCAGGAAATCCGGCCCAAACTCTGGAGACTCTTCAGAAAGATCATTAAGTAGATCCCACTCATCATAATCACGGGGACCGAGTCCAAGGGCTAAAAGTTTTTGTTCCTGGTCTCCACGATTACATCCAGGCAATCTGGAGAACCGGGAAGGGTTCTTGTTCTGCTCATCAATGACAAATCCATCCGGGAGTGCATCCCAGAGTTTCTGTCGGCGTTTATGGTACTGCTGTAGGTTGGCAGCACCAACATGGACCCAAGCGTGGATAGATTTTCCTCCAGAATCTATCAAGGCATGAACGGGAAGTTTGCTGGCTCTGATGATTTTTTCCTGCTCTTCTTTAGTCCCTTCATCTGACTCGATCAAAGTGTACCGATAATTTGTGACGTCATTATTGCCACCATGAGTCCCCCGCTCAATTGGGTTGATCCGAATATAGGTTCCGTGGGCGTTTCCCCCGAAGTAAGATTTTGGGTGCTGGTCTCCGTTTCGGATTCCCTCAAGCCAATGATCAACAGGGTAAATATTGGTACCTGCCCCTTTAGGTACTTCCTGGCCATCAATCAGTTCAGTGCATTCGATGGATACGATATCGCCTGGTTCAAAACAATAGGTTAGGAACCGTTCCGTGTCGTCAGGATATTCATCAGTATCGGGAATTGGTTTACGTAGTTTTCTGCGACCAACCAGACGAGATGTGCTTTCTGACCGAGCCTCCGCCTTACCCAATTCAGAACGAAGGATTGTATTCGCCCGGTCAACCTCAGGTTTACAGGAGTTATGAAAACAGGTGATGGTTGGAGGTCTGCCATCGGCTAGGTGGACCATGGTATCTTTATCACTATTCTTTCCAGTGTGCAGATGTTGCCCTGGACATTTGCAGTATCCTGTCGTACCGCCGTCTTCCCATTCAATATGGCCGAGGACGTCCTGTGCAATCTGTCGATAGTCTACCGGGGTCGCCGATGGTTTTTCGGTTACTTGTGCTGTTGCTGTTATGATCATTTCTTCCCTAATCTCGTATCAATAAAAGCCGATGCCTCAGTAAAAGTAGCCATTCCGGGGTCAGGGTATTTGAACCTCTCCAACATCCTTACTTGTTTTGGGCTCGCCATTCCTTCTCGGCGGCGGGTAAAAAGTAGATCCAGGATTTTGCTGACATGACCTCGGTTGGAGATCCCGATGTCATCCATTCCGAACTTTTCCAAAGTCGCAATCTGGTTGGCGGTAGGTGGCTCCATCTCCCACATTGTTTCTGGTTCGTAGGTCGCCAAGTCTGGAAGGTTCAGTTTGAGGCAGAAGTCCAGAGCATCCACGGTCCTGGCACTTCGTCTACGTTGAGCCTTGATTTCAGCTTCCAATGCTTCCATCCGCTCTTCCTCGGCCAAACTTTCAGCATCCAGGAGGTCTACCTCTTCTTCTTCCTGGAATTGATTATTGATGAACTCCGCCTCTTCAGGTTTCGAAGCTACCAGTCTGGCCGGAGTGATAATTTTCAGCTTGTCGGTCAAGTAGAGTGGGTCCAGCAGAAGCAGGTTCTCTTTCCCTTCTGCAATCCTGGTGCCACGTCCCACCATTTGCTGGTATAGACTCAGGCTTTTGGTCGGTCTCAGGATGTACACACAATCGGTTGCCGGGTGATCCCATCCAGTAGTAAGAAGACTGGCGTTGCAGATGACTTGGGCTTCACCCTGCTCGTATTCATCCAGTGCAGTTCGATCCACTCCATCCACATGCACTGCGTAGAGCCCTGCACGTTGGCAGGCATCCCGGAATTTTTTTGAAATTTCAATAAGTGGAAGGAAGCAGACGGTTTTGCGGTCACTGGCATGCTTCGCCAATAGATGTGCTGCTTCTTCCAAGTGGGGTTCAATCGCTTCGCCAAGGTCTTCTTCCCGGTAGTCTCCATTTTTCGTGCGGACTCCAGTTAGATCAATCGGTACTGGTACAGACTTGATCGTTATTCTGGATAGGTACCCTTCCCGGATCAGACGAACCATCCCTACCTCGAACGATATCTTCTCGAAGAAGTCGCCCAATTGTTTGCGGTCTTTCCTCCAGGGCGTGGCAGTCAACCCAAGTACTTTTGCAGATTTGAAATAATTGAGGACCTTCTGGCACTGGTCGCCCAGACAATTTCGGTGGGCCTCGTCTACAATCACCAGAGAGAAGTGTTTAGGATCCCATTTCCAGAGTCGCCTTACCATCGATTGAGTGGTGCCAACCACAGTGGAACTGTCTGGATGGGCGTGGTTTTCGCCCTGCTCGACTGACACCTTGCGTCCGGTGTACTGATGGAACTTGTCTGCGTTCTGTTCCACCAATTTTGTAGCATCGGCCAGGAATAGTGTATTTCCTTTGGCTACATTCATCAGCTCAGATGCAAGGATTGTCTTTCCAGCCCCTGTCCCGGCGACTCCGAGAACACGTTCATGCTCCCGGAAGTCGCGGATCACGGACTGAATTGCTTCAGTCTGGTAAGGGCGGAGTTGCATCAGAAGGGAACGTCTGAATCTTCATCGTCGTCAGTGTCCTGAGCACCTTCTGGAGTCTTAGGAACTTCCATCGTATCCTCCTGCTTTGGAGCTGCATGAGTCTTTGTGGTTCCCTGGGTGGTACCATCTTTGGTCTTATAGTAACCAATCCGGTTGACCTTCTTCAGGTCACCTTCGTCATTGGTGTAAGTCTCAATTTTGAGATGGGCTTCACACCGTTGACCGATGAGAGCATCCGTGTCGATATCGAATTGCTCACCTTTTTTAAGAGGTCCATGAAATGCAGTATGAACCTGCTCCCATTTCCAGTCCATTGAATCCAAAAGCACAATGGCGTCAGAGACTTTTCGAGTCGTCTTTTCGACTTGAAACTCCAGTACTGCCATCTTGTTCCCAGATGATTTTGCGGTCTTCTGGGTGACTCCCAGAAAAACCAGTTTGTAATCTCCTTCGGGCAATGGCTCAAAGGATTTTTGTTCGCCTGTGGCGGTTTTTGTGAACTTCATAATAATGAGTTTTAGGGTTAGATTATTGATTTAAGCGGCGGATTCGTCTGGGCCTGCCTCCAGTTTCGATGTAAGGAACGAGATGACCTTTGCCGCTTGTGGCTTAGTTAGTTTGGACCATGTTCCTGCGGGACCTTCCAGTTTGTAGAATTTCCAGAGTTGCTTCATGTGGGTCGCCTTGAAGTCCAGGTCCTTTGTGCATTTTTTCCACAAGGATTTGATGTTTTCCTGCTGGACTGGAGTCGCATTGTCGGACTCGTCAGTTTCCGTCAGAGGATCCACTACTGTCTCTTCTTCAGGCTCACTATCTTGGACCTTATCTTCTACCTTATCTTGGACCTCTGGTTCTGGTCCAAGCTGAATTTGGGGCTTTGTGCTGGGTGCCGTTTATTCGAAATTGAATGCAGGTGCCAGTGATGACCATTCCGCTGGAACTTCAGCCGGAAGGTTGTAACGGTTTTTCGCATCCCATGCCGCATTGTGCTCCAGGTATATTACACGTTCCTTGCCACCTACAGCAACCTTGCCCTTATCACCATCGGTGAGGGTAGATTTATAGGTCATGAAGCCGAGAAGGTCCGCCCATTCTTTCACAATTGGACTAATCTTCTTTTCAGCATTCAGTTCGAATCGGTCATAGGATCCTACTTGACCGGGGTCTTCGTGCTTTTTGGTTACACTATGACCGATCAGGATGACATGGATGCCACGTTCCACGATGCGATCCAGCAAGTCCAGAAGTTGGGTAAATGCTTCAGCAAGGTGGGTGTACCCTTTGCCGTAACCGAAGTCCTCAATGGACTGCTTATTGGCATTGCTACAAATGTACTGACTGATCGATTCCTGAACAGAGTCAATGGAGTCAATCACCAAAGAGCGATATGGGAAGTCTGTCGCTTTTGCGATCTCTTCCAAATAGTTCTTGGTAATGAGTCCCCAATGCTCTTCAGGACTGTATTCGATACGATCCACTTCCAGATTCTTCGTGCCTTTTTCGAGGTCGAGGAACAATGGACTTGGAGCCCAAGTCGCCAGCGTTGATTTTCCCACTCCTTCAGGACCGTAGATGACGGCCCGGACGGGTGAGGAGATGATTCCTTTTGATATTTTGAACATAGTTTTGTTTGAGTGAAAGTGATGCTTGTCCGCCCCAGTTTAGATAGATACGGATTGATAGAGAATATTAACTGGAACCATGACTCTCCTTTGAGCCAATGAGGGTTAATATGTGGGACGGACAGGCGAAATGGGTTATGCTGCCTTGGCTTTAGACTTTGGAAGCGGGGCGATACTGTCCGCGTTCTGTTTAGTGGTGCCGTAGTTCGCAACACACTGGTTGACCAGATGCTCAATCTGTGAAGCTGGAGTGCCTGGAGGCAGTCCGGCCTTGATGATATCTTTCACACCACCAGTACTGATAGAGCAGGCGGCACGAAAGGTCTCGGCACTGCAGCCATACTCCTTTTTGAGGTGCTGGGAGAGCTCCACGAGCTTTGTGAACTTACGGACTGGGTTGCCGGGTTTGACGAACCATCCGGCCACCTCCACACCTTCGAACATTTGCTTCTTCGCATAGTCCTTAAAGGCTTTCATGGTTTTGGTGTGACGCTCGAAGCTATCCAGGATGTATGGGATCAATTCCTGTGGGACGTCCCCCGGTTCGATTTCTTTGCCCAAAAGGGCGTTGGCACACTTACGTGCCTGTTTCTGTTCTTCTGTTAATGAACTCATTGCCGATTTCCATTAGTTGGGTTGCGATTTTATCCACCGCATCACACTGAAGATCGCGGAGGGTTGAATAAGGGATCCCGGTCAAACGACTGAGTTCCCTAAGTGAAAAGGTTCTTCCTGGGTGTACATTTGCTGCCCACTTGGAGAGGCGAATAAGACGTGTCTCCACTGGTCCTTCATCAAAAGGTTCCGGTAGCATCGTCTGCACCATCGGGTGAGACCTCTGGGATGCCTTTCTCTGAAGTCGGGTGTTCATGCGTCGAGCACCTCCGCATTGTTCCAAGGTTGCTTCCGGGCAAGGAGGACCATGTCACTCCTCAGGAAGCGGACGGTCTTCTGTTTATTCCTGCCTACAGTCGGCAGGTAATACCTTTGGATAAATCCAGCGTCCGCCCAATTACGGACTGTATTCTTAGCGACTTGGAAATGGTCTGCCACTTGTTGTGGCGTCACATAGATGGAGTCCTTCATGTCATGGTCCCTTCCGTCTTGTACCACCGTGGTGGTTGGGTTGGTTTGAGTTGCACTATCTTGACCCGGATGCCGGGTTGGTCGCCCCAGGCTTTTTCCACCAGTAGTTGGCAGATTTGGTTGTCGTCCTCCCAAAACCCCAGGTCTGTCATGCAGTCCTCCAGTGTCTTGGGAAAGTTGGTGCAGTCAGGCTTGGTGATTTTCCAGAACCACCCGGTTGCTTTGTTCTTTTTGGTCTCGGACTTCCGCCATGGATAGACGTAGGCGATCTGAAGCTGGAGAGGTCCGGTCAGTGGACTTTCTGGAGCGTACTCAGAAAGCAGACTCCAGAACATTTGCTGGATCCGCTTCCCTTCGCTCGACTTCATCTTACCGACGAATTGCTTCCCAGTCTTACGGTTTTTTAGGACCCGAAGGGCGGACTGGTGGGTGCCAGTCGGCGGATTTACTTTGAGAGTGAACTCCATGATTTTTCTGAAATTGAATGGCACCGGGAGCAGCGTGGGCTGCGGGGCTTTATTGCTTTGGAGAGACAAAGATGATAAGAAAACTCTCCGTTACTCCCGGTGCCTGCCATGTCACTATACCTGCACGGTGGCTAAATTGTGTATATACGTTAAGGTGGACTGCCTGATCTTTGATGCAGGGATCTAAAAGTTCAGGTGACTGAGTTTGCGGGTGGAGGTGGTTTCGATCTTTTCGAGAAGTTCATCACCTTCGCCTTCGTGGATCTTGGCACCTTCGAGAAGGGCCTGGGCGTCTTTCTTGGCCTGACGGCGAGCTGAGACGAACGTCTTAGGCACTACCGTCACCACACCATTCTCGGTGCGGATGTGCTTCGGACGATGACGTCTGACGCGGTCCTGGTAGACCGCTTTGTTTCCCGCCAGTAGACGGGTCTGTAATTCTCTCCGTTGCCGGAGACGATTGGATTTGCTCATTGGGTTATTGGGTTTGGGTTTACTTCAAAAGTTCTTGCAGAATGACGATAACGATGGTCAGGAATGGGGTCGCAATCGCTAGGGTCACTGTGGCGTGAAAGTAGATTGGGTCTTTCATCGTTTGCGGCTCCATCTATCTGCGGCTTGATCTGATCTCCAGCTACGGCCTTTACCGTAGAGGTGACGTTGGATCTCCGCTACACGTTCCTGGTAGTCCAGGAGCTCGTTGA